GCATGTAAAGCCTTACATCTAATATTCCATTTTCAGGAATTTCAAACTCAAATTCTGTGCTTGCTGAACCGTTTTGCGAGTATTCCATATATTCCACGTCAACAAGGCTTGTATCTCTATTTGTTTTAATAACTTGACCATTAAGGACTATCTCGTATATCTGCCTGTTTTGAATTTCTTCAAAAAATTTATCAGTCAACAACTCTTCTTGATAGGTTTCAAATAGTAGCTGTTGAACGCTTATATCAAAATTAATTCTTTGGTTTTTCTTAACGTAATACGGTCTTACAAGCGAAGTGTAATTAGTTACCGCCTCTTCATCTGTGAATTGATTATCATAAACTATCGTTAGTTGATTGTCAGGCTTTCGTATTTGTGGCTTTATTTCTGGTTTTAACTTCCATTTATCTGTAAACCAATAAGGTTCAAATAGTGCATTATTTACGCTGAAATCTTGTTGTTCGCCGTTAATTAAGGTTTTACCGGTGCTGATTTTTTCACTTTCCTGAAATACATTGATTTTACCTACTGCTGGATTAAGATTAATTTCGGGCGTTGGTAGCCACGTTAATTGCTTTATATTCTTTTCTAATTGCGTTTCAAGCTCTGCTGTTGCGTATATGTTATATATCGTGTATTTAGGATTGATTATATTCCTTTTATTAAAACCTTCAATATACCAACGGTTATCGGCTTGATACAACTGGCATTGCATAGAGTTCAATAACTCGCTTAATATTTTATAACTGTCTTTTTTTTCGCCATCATCGATAAACTTAGTGCCGTCAATGTAAATTTTATTCCAATTGGTTTCATTTGTGTTTATAACTGCTGGACTGAAATATAAGAACGTGAATAAATCTGTTTGCCTTAAAATAGCCTTGTAATAATCTATAACGCTGTGTTCATTTTCGTAATAAATGTCTTCTAATGTCTTCCCTTTTAACAATCCTAAGCCATCGCTGGCGTCAAATTGAACGTAAAATATAGCTCCTCGATAGGGCTCTGAATAACTTTCAGGAAGTAGATAACCTTGCCAAATTATGTCCTCCGGCGTATCAATGGCAATTAATTTAACTTTAAATCGTTTTTCATCGCTTGTAAAATATTGCTCAAATGCGCCATCTTCTGCGTCTCCGACTTCCATTGTGTATGTAAGCTGACTTCCTACAATCAATTGATTTTTCTCATCGCTTCCAAGCCATTCTAATGTGATGCTATCACGTTCGGCATATTCCAGCTCTAATGGTTCAGCTTCGTTTTGACTATCTATTATTTCTATTTTGTAATTCACGATCGTCTATTTCTGTAATTTCCTGCTCTTTGATTGCTTAGTAATATATCTTGACCGCTTAAACGCCCTTCAACTACTACTCTTTGCGCTCCGCCAGCGTCACCTATCATTGATTTAAGTTTGTCTAATGGTGCTATTACTTCTGGGTTTGTCCTTGCCCCCGAATACTCGCCCATTATACCGACCGTTTCACCCGATACTATACCACCATCAGCAAATTTAGGAATAGCAGCAAATGCGCTTAATATTCCGCCTACTGCTGTCGAGATAAACGCTGGTTGAGCAAATACCGCTCCTGGCCCTGTGGCTAATGCTGACTGTGATGCGCCTGTTATTGCGTTTGCAATTGCATTTGACAACAAAATACTTATAAGATCAGTAATTGTCTTAGCCATGTTTTTTACAAAACCCTGAAAACCACTATCCGCAAGTTCTAAAGAGCTAATAAATGAATTGGTAAAGTTGTTAAATGCACCTGCTACCGCGTTGCCTACTTCTTTTGCGTTTTTCTTAAAGGCTTGACCTATTGCAGAAAATTTTTCTTTTTGTTTTTCGTATTTTGCAAGGTCGGCATCCATTTGACCGACCGCTCCAGTTATAATTCCTCTTGATTCTAAGCCTGTTCCTTCTGTTACGCTACTAATTTCACTACTTCCTTTGCCGTTGTTTACTTGTTGTCCTGTTTTATTACCTTTTTCTTCTGCGTTTATAACGTCTAAGATGGCTTTTTCTTTTTCTTTTAATTTTTCTATCTCACCATCTAATATGTTATTAGCACGTTTTGCAACTTCGTTTAAATTTACGTTTTCTTCTTTGTTTTTTAGAGCTAAAGATAATGCTTGTTTTTTTGCTTCTTCTACCTTTTTTTCTCTCGATAATTCTAACTCTAATCTTTTTTTAGCAATTTTTTGTAATTGTTCTTGTGCAACTTTTATTTTTGCAGATCGCAATAATGAATTATTGTATTTTTCAATTGATTTTCTTGCTTTATCTGTGTTTATTGTTTCAAGCTTTAAATTACCTAAATACTCTGGCGATATTTTGTTTAATCCTCTTATAGCTTCTTCTCGGGCTTCTTTACTCGCTGTTTCGTCTCGCGCAACCGATAGCAATTGACTTACTTCTGCTTTTTCTCTTGCAACGCTTTCTGATACTTTGTTATTTATTTTTTCTAACTCACTTTGCTTTTTTATTGTTTCTTCAGTTTCATCGTTAAAAGCATAAAAAGCAGAAACTGCTAAACCTAAAGCAGCGGCAACAGCTCCAAATGGATTAGCAATCATTGCTGCGGTTAATGTTTTAAAAGCTGCAATAACTGATGGTATTACAGTAGATGACATAAAAACAAACGTGCTTATTAATCCCGGCACGACTGTAGTGGCTAATAATCCTATGACTGTTAATAGAGGTCCAATAGCAGCAGCTAATCCAGCAACTACTGTGATTACTTTTTTTGTCTCAGGCGATAAATCCCTAAAATATGTTATTAATTTACCCGCTACATCTGCCAATTTTTGCGCTAATGGAAGTAATATTTTGCCAAATTCTACGCCTAAATCATTCAATCTCGCCCTTAGCTTTCTTGTAGTATTTGCAAATGAGTCGCTCGTTCTTGCATAGTCACCTATCGCATTTTGCGATTGCTCTTGTGCCAATTGAAGCGTTGCAAATGCTTTCGCTTGCCTTTCCGTTTCAAAGGTTAACCCTTCTTGACTATTTTTAAGCATTTTAGCCTGTACATCAGCCTCAAGTATTGATATTCCTAAGCTCTTAACGCTTTCTCGCTCTCCTAATAACGCTTTTGTTAACGCCTCAGATGCGCCTTTTGCTCCGCCTGAAAAGTTTGTAAATGAAGCTAAATCAACCGCTAATTTATTTACTTCTGTTGATAATTCTAAGGCTGAATCTTGAGTAAAACCAAAGCCAGTAAGTAAATCGCCCGTATTTGACAGTAATTCCTGCGATGCTTGTTGCGATTGCCCATAAGAATTAACTAAAGTTTCAGAAGCCTTCTTAGCTTGTTCACTAATATCCCGAAAAACGGTATTAAATTTAGCTGATGTTTCCTCTGCATCGCTCGCTGCTTTAACAGATGCTGCGCCTAATCCTAAAACTGGCAAGGTTACGCCTAAAGTTAAGTTTTGCCCTATGTTTTCAAACCTTTTACCAACTTTTTTCATCCGCCTTTCAGCGTTTTGCATTTGGGTTGAAAACTGCTTTAGGTTGGCTCTAAATCTTATTGATATGTCTGCAAAACTTGCCATTTATTTTTTAGTTTTAGCGTCTATTTCTTCCCAAAATTTAATCGGGTCTTTTGTTTCATTCTTTGGTTTTACTTCTACATCCCACGGAAGCGGATAAAGCTGTTTAGGCGACTTATTTCGATATTTTTTATCCAAATGCGGACTTAAAAATGTTATTATGCTTTCTCTATGCAACTCCATTTCCGCTTTTCGCTCTCGCTCTACTTTTTTGTTATATCCTTCCGCCTTATTTGCAAATGCCCTGGGCGTAATGTCATATAACTCATCTTCGGTCATGTTCATTTCACCAAGGGCAAACACTTCTAATTCGTCAAATGTTACTTCTTTGTCTCCTTCTTTGCCGTCTTTTTTTTTGGTTTGTTTTCACCTTGTGGCATTGAATTGACAAAAGCAGTCATTATCTTTTCCATTTTAGCCTGATCTTCAAAAAGAAGCTCATTTAACAATTCATCTCGGTCAATTTCGGTTACGTCATGCCTTGCATTTTCTAAGGCCGCCAAGACTATATCAACAATCTTATCATTTGTATCAAAGTCTAATTCTTCAATTTTTGAAAAGGATTTTTGTATTTCCTCTCCTACCTTTTGAATGGAATTACACTTCCATTTTGCGCCTAAGATGCGTAAAGCACCGTAACCAAATTTAAGTTGATACCCTTTGTTGAGTAATTTAATGTTTAGATCAGTTTTCATTATACAATTGTTTCTTCAGTTATTACTCCGCTACCTGATAGATTAATTGATGCGGTTGAATCTTCTTCGTTAGGCATGTTAAGCTCTAAATTGTCAATTATCGCCTTTCCTGTGTACTTTTTAGTTGCGTCTGATTCACTTGGCACGAACTCAATATCAACTGTGTCCGTTGAATCATCATTGTAAAGCTGAAATAGTCCTGAAAAATCATTGGTTGATGTTCCATCTGAATTATAAGCACCTAAAGCGTTTGCCGATGCGCTAAAATTCTTTATTCCTTTTGCCTTTTCCGTGCCTTCGGTGTCTTTAGTTGCACGTTCTCTAACTTCCCTTGTCATTGTCAAGGTCGCGTCTGTGGCATGATAAACGGTCTTTCCGTCTATATTTAGCCTCATGTTTCCTGATATTACTTTTTCTCCTGCCATTTTAATTGGTTTTTATAGTTTAAATTCAAAATTTATTTCTGTTAAGGCCTCTCGCCCATCTGTGTAATTATATCCGGTGTCTGTGTTTTGAAACTTCCATTTATACTCACTATCATCTATTGCATTTATAATTTCATCTGCTATCTCTGCGGATTCAGTAAGTGAATTTCCAAATGCTAATATCTGAACATTGTAATTTGCTAATCCGTCTTTTGTCGTTCTTTGTAAAATGCTTAATTTGTAATTAACAAAAGGCAAAGTTTGATTTTCCTCAGCTAAATCCCAATTAACGATATTTGCGTTTATCGATTGAATTGCTGATAAGTTCATCACTTCGTTGACATGTTCTGCTCCTTTCCTGATCATAATCTGTCAATTTGTCTTTGTAATTGTTTTGCCATTTTCTTTTGATAATCCCTACTTACTAATTGATGTAATGAGCTTTCAACCTTTTCTTTTGCCTTCGTAACTACTGTGTTCAATCCTGTTCGGCTTCCCCTAGTAGTGCTCCCTACTTTTGTTCCTTTTTCAACGACCATAAGACGATACCATCCTTTTACCTTCCCTTTTGTTGATGGTCTTACAACAATTTGCGGATTGCCTCCTACTTTACTGGCTGGTACGGTCTCGGCTTTTACCGACCTTTTAAGCGTTCCTGCAGGATAGGTCGTTCCAAATCTTTTCTTATCTCTTGTACCTTTTGGCAATTCTTGTCTATAACTTTGAACAATAGGTTTTGCGCTGCGCCTTTGGACTTTTAGCACTTCTCTTCGTGTAGTCTTATCATCAAGCCGTTTTATCTTCCTGACAAGTTCGTTAATTCCCGTTACATCTACACTATTATCCACGTCTTACGCCTTTTAATTGAACAAATCTTTTCCTTCCATATCCCACAACCTCAACGCCTGTAACTTCAAAGTCACCTGTAAAATCACGAACAACTAAATTTGTGCTATTTGTGAAATACATATTTTCAAATCTTACAATAAAATCACACTCGTTTATACTTCTAACCGCTCCATCATCATCGTTAGCATTATCAGCATCAGCAGAACGTTTAGCAAATCTTTTACCTATACTTGTAAGGCTTGTAACGCTCTCGCCAGTATTGTTTTTGGTGTATTCTTTTTGAAATATCTCAATTTGATAATTTAACTCGCCTGACCTTACTGTTTTTACCATTTTAATTTGTAATTTCTAAGTAAATTATAAGCTGATTGGTTGAATTTAACCTGAACGCTTTCCCTATACGTTTCAGAATTTGAAAATATAAGCAATGCCGCTCTCTTTATGTCGTTTGGTATATCAGCCATGTCATAACCTAAATCGGCTGTTATTAATAGTTTTTCAAAGCGTTTTGGCTTTTCAACACCTATTTCGATTTCATTACTAATAACATCATAGTCGGTTATTTCTGTTTTAACGTCATCTTTATCAATCCATTCAACTTTGGTAATTAAAAAAGGCATGTTAATTTCATAGAACCTTTGAAAGTTGTCAAAATAAATCTCGGAATCTTCTCTTAATATTACAGGACTTGACAAATAGTTTTCTATTTCGCTTGTTGCTGAATCTAACAATAATTGAATTAGTGAATCTTCATCACTATATTCAATCCTTGAATTTTGCTTTGCCATGTCAAGGCTTACAATTTCAGCATTAGATTGTTTCGTTCCGTATATTATTGAAGTCATTTACTTTGCGTCTCCGTTTTCAATTAATTCCTTAGCTAATTTAGCATCTAATTTTACTTTTTGCCCGTAATTATAAGGAAGGTTATATTTTCCGACCATATTCCACGCCAAAATAGTAACTTGTTTTTTAGATGTTTTATTAGTGGGTTCTTTTTTGGTTTGTGCCATAATATCTTTTAAAAAAAGCCGACCGATTAAAGTCGGCTTATTAATTACTCCCTAATTATGATAAGTCTAAGAATTTATTAACCGCAAATGCCTTAGGTTGCGCTATTTCAACGCCTGCATGAGCATTTACAACTAATCTACGTTCGTTGTTTAAGGATTTGCTGTAAGGATCTTCTAAAATGCTAATTGCACCCCACTCACCGATAAACAACTTGCTGAAATCACCAAAAACTAATACGTTCGTATCTGGCGAACCATTTATCGTTGGAACTAAAGATGAGCTATAAGCTGGATTGCCGTTCAATTCGTTTAAGTTTTCCATTACAAAACGACCTGAACCCGCATCTTTTTTTGTTGTCATCAATGCACTTCGCACTTGTGGCGACATTAAATAAGCTCTCGAAACGTTTGATACATCTTCTGCATCAACTAATCCCATAAGCTCTACAATTTGCTCCCAACTTGGCGCTGTTGCTGAGGTTGCTATTGCAGAAGTCAACACGCCTGATTTGTTTAAAATACCTGTTGGCTGATTACTTGAGCCTGAACCATTGATTGCGGCTTCATTAAGCGTATTATCATAAGCTGTTAACAGCAAACTTCTAATCAATTGCTCAACATTAACAGATGATTGCAAAATTAATCTCTCTGAAATGTCAACCGCTCCACCTAATCGCTCTGGAGATAGCTCAGGACCCGTGTGTTCCTTATCTTGTGGCGTTATAGCCTCATTTTCGCTTAACCATTGCATGGTATACTTCTCCGCAACTGGTAAAGGAATTGCACCATCTGTCAAACCGCTTAATCTTGTTGCGCCAATATTTTCTAGAAAGGTGTTTGGCTGAAATGGCATTTGCGGTCTTGGCTGTTGCTTTACAACATACTCGCCACCTTTTGCGCCCGAATTTCCAGTAACCGATTGATTACGCAATGCGCTAAATGGAACTGTTATAAGTGAACGGGTTGGCGTTTTCCTGTTAGCATTTTTGTTTTCTTCTCTACCAATCTCGTCTAATTCCTTTTCTGCACCATCTAAAACGCCTTCATTTCTAATTGCTTTCCCAATAGATGCTCGTGCAAATATTTCTGATTTTTCTTTTTCTTCTCCGCCTTGTCGTTTTTTGCCTTCCTGTTTTTGTGGCTCTCCTTCTTTTTCAGCTTGACGCTTTTCAAATTCCGAAATGTCCTTCTCTTCCTTAATTTTTCGGTCTAAGGTTTCAATTTCGCTTTGCAAATTGTCAAATTGCGCTCTTTGCTCATCCGTGAACTCTTTTGTTTCACTTTCCTTTCTGGTTGTTACCAATTTTTTTTGAGCTTCGATTTTTGAAGCTCGTTCTTGTTGTAATTCTACAAGTTTACTCATTTTCCTTGATTTTGATTAATTATTGATTGTGCTTCATATACATCGAAGCGTACTTCCTTTTTTCCTTCCGTTGTTTCGGTTTCCGTCTCAGGCTTTACCTGCTCTCTTAATTCTTCTATTGTCTTTTGATTTCGTGCTACTGCATCAGGATTTGAGTTGAGCGTAACTATTGACCATTCCATAAGCTCCTGACGGGTAAAATATAGCGTTTCTTTATCCTCTCCTTTTGCTTTGTCGCCCATTCGAGCATCTAACACGCCAGCTCTTATTGATGCGCCTCTAATAGTACCTGCTTTTATCTTTCGATACAGTTTGTCGGCAAGCGGATTTAGTTCGGCATCTTCAAAATAGACTTTCCCTATTAGCTTACCATCCTCTATTCTTACTTCTGAATAGCCTACTACACTATCAACTTCCCTTGCATCGTGATTAAATAATACTACTGGATTGTTTTGGTATCGCTCTAATTCCCAACCTGACATAAGAAAAACAGTTCCGTAACTGTCTCTCGCTTCGGTTGAAATAACAAATTCGACTGAACGCTCCTCCTCGTTAAAGGATTCCGCTCGCATCTCTACGTTTCTTAATATCTCTTTATTCATCGGTCAATGTTTTTGCCATTTGCTCTTTGGTTAATAAATTTGATAGTTGGAAAAATTCATTTCCATCATCATAAGGATTTAATTCCTCTAACTTCCTTATCTCATTTGGTGTTATTGAACTCAAATAAAATAAGTCTTTATAATATTGCGCCCTACTCTTAGGGTCAACTTGCAATAGTTTTTTATGATCTTGGAATACGTTATAACCTTGGTTTTTTTCTCTATTAGAAAATAGTTTAAAATCTAACTCTTCTTTGAACTTAGTAGTTAAAGGCAATACTGCACTTTGCAAGTAATCTTGCTCCATTTGAACTAAAGCATTATAACCGCCTTCGCCTTCGATGTGAAGTTTATGGCGTGGCATATTTAACCATCTGGCTATATCCTCAATACCATTTGCATAAGTTTCAATAAATTTCGTTTCATCTGGTGTTAAGGTTATCCGTTTGTAGTTCATTCCCTCATCTAATACTGGACTCCTATGTTTAGATTTTTTGGCTAATCTTTTTTCAAAAGCATCTGCCAGAGCCTCCTTAGTCTCGGCTTTCATGGTTTTTTCAGTTTCAATTACTCCATAACTTAAACCTGAATCGTTTAAGGCATCAGATGAGTATTGTTGTGCGTTTAACGTTTTACCTAATGAATCAGCTGCAAATTGCAAAACAGACTTAGACGTTTTACCATCAAATGAAAAACCTTTAAAATGCAAAACATCATCTTGATTTAAGACTTGCCCCTTGTAATTGTAGAATAACTTGCCTTGATAATCTATTACGGTTACATTTTCCCAATCTAAATAGTTAATGCTAATTGCGTTTCCGTTGTCATCTCTTGTAATATAGGCAAATGAATCTCCTCGCAAAAGCATTGTAATGGTCATAAGGTGCTTAAATGTAAAAGCACTCATATAATTGTTAGGTCTATTTAATAATAACTGATAGGCTGGATGATTTTTTTGCGGTGTTCGCTCATTGTCCGTTGATGTTTGAACTACATGAGGCAAAATGCCAATCGAATTTGCTAAGGTGTTTATTCCTGCATAAAATGCGGACACCGTCAATGAAGTATCTATGTTTACCTTTTTTGCGCTATCAGTATTGCCAAAATGTCCAAATATGCTTGGATAGTTATATTCTATCGAGGATAAATTCCTTAAAGATTGACCTAATAAACCCATGACAACAAAAATATGCCATTAGGTTTTATGATTTGTATAACTTTTTTAGTTTTTATTACTGAGATGCTTAACAATTAAAGCGCATATTGTAAACTCAATGATCATAAAGATTATAACAGTAATATAGCGAGGTGCTGAACTGCTTATCCATTGCCAATCTAATAACCATGAGGTGAGCAGCGGTAAAATAAAAGCAAATAATATAAATATTATAATTAATATATCGTTTTTCAAAGTTTTTTGTTTTTGCAGATGTTAAATGATTGATAGGATGAATACTTGTAAATTCCAAATTCCTCAAAATGCCTATCGTTTAAGTGATTAAAGCATTCTAAATTAGTTTTGAATTTATGTAACAACGAGTAATAAAGGCTAAAAAAACCAGATGAAGTCGCTAACTTCCTTAAAAATTGCTTTTCTTCTTGCAATTGTTTTATTTTATCCAAATAATTTATCTGTTCCTTCGATTCCATCGTATTGACTTTTATTTGTTTCAGCTTCTGTAAGCACTCCAGCAAGTGCCATAATTGTGGCGATTATTCCGTCTATTCTCTTTGTTGCCTTTGCTTTTGAATATCTTATATTTTCATTTGGGTCGAATATTGCAACGCAACCGCTTAACATCCATTTTAATATTGGATTTCCGCCATGCCTTAGCTTTCCTTTATATGCTAAACTTTCAAATTCCTTAGTTGGATAAGAAAAATGAGTAATTGTTTGAGGGAAAGGGTGCATTTCGATGTCTAATTCTGTTAGATTTTGCACTAACTGAGTGGCTTGCCAGCTATCATATTCAATCCAATCAGGCTTTATAACTTGCCAGATATAATTTACCACGCTTTGTATCTCGCTATAATCAATTTGGTTTCCCGATGTTTTAATTAAAATAGGCGAATTGTTGATAAATTTATCATCTGTATTTATTATGTAATTACTTACTTTATCATCTGACCATAGCCTATAAGGAACGCCATCATCTTTAGAACGCTTATCTATTGTATCTGCAGGACAAAATACAAAAGGCAAAATGTCATAAATGCCATTTTCATCCGCATTTGAAACTAAAACGAATGCGCTTAAATCTGTAGTTGAAGACAAGTCTAAGGCCGCTTTACATCCATTGTCAATAAAATTATGAACATTTACTTTATCCTTTCCTAAATCCCAAATTTCAGCTGGTACTCGAACTTCCTCAGCATCTACCCACATGTTCAGATGTTTGGTTTTAAAGTTAGGAATTTTTGAAACTTGATTTTTAGCTTTTTTGTATTCATTTTCAATGTAATCCTTATTGACTGAAACGCCTAAATTTGGATTTGCCTTAATCCAATTACTACTATCATTCCAATCATCTTCATCATCTAAATCATGTATCATTATTAGCGTGCTATCATCTTCCTTATTCCCGTCTAAAACATCCTTATAAACATCCTCCGCTTGCTTGCATACGCTTGTTGTATTAAACCCAGCGGTTGTAATAATATATAAAAGCGGATTTTGCCTTGCGCCCATTGCGCTTTCTAAAACTTCCCTGACTGAATCGTCTTTGTGAGCATGATACTCGTCAATAATTGATATAGATGGATTTAAACCGTCTTGTGTTTTACTATCGCCTCCTAAAAACATTAACTTGCCTAAACGTTTTTTAAACCTTATCTCTCTTTGTGTGTTTACTACACCAATACTTCTAAGCGGTTGAGACTTATAAACAAAATCATAGGCTTGCGACCATAGTATTTTGGCTTGCGCCTCTTTTGTTGCGCCTACATAAATTTCAGGCGAATCTTCATCATCAAAGGTTAAACCGTACAATCCTAATCCTGATAATTGAGCGGTCTTACCGTTTTTTCTTGCTACCTTTTCGTAAACGGTTTTAATTCTGCGCTTGCCTGTATCTTTATGCTTCCAAGCAAATATATTATAGAATGTGAATTGCTGATAAGGTGATAAAACAAATAGTTCTCCAGCAACTTTTCCTTTTGTGTGCCTTAAAAACTTTTCAAAGAATAATAAAACGTGCATTCCAGATTGATGGTCTAAGTAGTAGCCTTGTTCATCAGCTTTATCTATCCATTTATAAAACCTATCAACTGCTTTTTTAATATATTTTCCAGTCGTCAGTTTTCCAGTTACGACATCATTTGCGTATTGAAAAGGGATAGTTTTTTTTTGCTCTTTAGTTACTACCAATTTTTTTTAGTTTACTAAAGTTTTCAAAGGCATCTTCCGAACCATCTTCTATAATAGACTTAATGTCCTTTTCTGATTTTGGATCAAGCCCAAATTGTCTAAGCAATGGATAAATACTTTTTTCAGCATCTCGCTTTATGCTCATTTCAACGCTTATATTTTCAGCTCCAGACTCAAATATTTGCTTATAACCTGAACCTTGCTCTTTTTCATTTTTGCGGTTTATCTCTATAATTGCATCTTTAAATTGATTGTAGTTATATGCAAGGCTTTCTATTCCATGTCTGTATTTTTCTGAAAATAGTCCAGCATTTTTTAGCATCTTGACTATTTTGTTAAACTCTTCCGTTTGCGACTTATTAAAATATTTTGGTGCTTTCATACTTCATCTCTTAAACCCCCCTTTGTTAAAACAACATTAGTAAAATTTTGATTGGGTGGCGATGTTTTATATCGCTTTGCTTTTATGTTTTTACGGGGTATGCCCTTTTATAAGACAAATATAGTAATATTTTTTTAATCGCATAGTTTTTTGGTTACTTCTATAAGCTCTTTCTCTAATGCTATTCGCTCTGATTCTGATTCCGCTTGTCTTATTTGTTAAAGGTATTCCATTGTTAATGTCTGCTTCATCCTTTCGCATCTATCATCACATGATGCTAATAATATTACTATTCCTATTATGCTAATTAATTTTTCCATGGCTTTCTTTTCCTGATTTCTTATTGTGGCATTTGTGGCAAAGTGGTTGAAGTTGGCTGAATAAGTAAGGGTCTATATCGTTCCTTAAACAGTAGTTCAATCCATGTATGTGGTCTGCTACTTCTGTTGGTTTTGTTATTCCTTTTTTATCGCACTCCTTACAAAATGGATAGTTGCTTCTGAATAAATGTGAAACCATTCGCCATTTTTTTGAATTGTAAAACCAACTATTATCGTTTTTCCTTTGAAAAGGCTTTCTTTCCTTTATCCAATGTCTTTTAAGTGGTTTTGCTTTGTTTGGCATATTTCAAATATATAAAAAAACCTCCAATTAATGGAGGCTTTAGTTTTGGTTTTACTTTTCTGCAATAGATTAAATGTTAAAATTTGAAATTATTTATTTTGTAATTCCTTTACCATATCTTTTTATTCGGGTTACGTCTACATTCTACTTTCGTGGTATCAATTTTATTTTTATGCAATGTTTTAA